GTCGCACAGACAGAACTAGGTCGCGTAGTACTTCCAACACGCAAGTTGTCACTTATGACTCTTGCTGACGTTGACCCATGGATTGCAAACGCAGTTGCGTTTAACATGGCAACTACACTAGATAACGGTATTGCCGCTATCCTAGATGCAGGAACAAACGTTATCCGTGAGTCTGGTGGAGCACTTTCAACAACTGCTGCTAAGTCAACAATTGACACAACAGACACATTCAAGGGACGCGACGTACGTTACGCTGTAACAAAGTTGCGTGCTAACAATGTTGTTCCTCGTGGCGGAATGTATGTTTCATACATCCACCCAGAAGTTTCACATGACCTACGCACAGAGACAGGTAACAATATCTGGCGTACACCACATGAGTACCAGAATGCTGGTCCATTGTTCGCTGGTGAACTAGGCGCATGGGAAGGTGTCCGTTTCATCGAGACACCACGCATGACAAACACAGTATCAGGTAAGGCACTAACAGCACTTGCTACTGCTCCTGCAGTAAGCGGTGTATCAGGCGAGTTCACAATCGTTGCAGCAAACGCTGCATTCGGTGGTCTTGCTGAGGTTGGCGATGCTATCTCAGGTACTAACGTAGGTTCAGGCGCTTTGATTACAGCAATCTCAGTTGGTGCAACAAACACTACATTCACAGTGTCTGTCGCTAACTCAGGAACTGTTGGAACAAACACACTTACAGTTACACCAAAGGCACGTGTTTACAACACTTACGTACTAGGACAGCAAGCACTTGCTGAAGCAGTATGGAAGGAACCAGGCATTGAGTTTGGTAACGTTGTAGACAAGTTGAACCGTTTCCGCCCAGTCGGCTGGCACGGTATCATCAACTGGTCAATCTACCGTCAAGAGGCGCTATACCGCATCGAGACTGCTTCATCAGTTCGCGCATAATCTAAGTATTTAGATGGGTGGGGCAGGGGGAAACTCCTGCTCTATCCATAAAACGGCTTAGGAGGCTATATGGCATACAGATTCACAACACCTACAATAAGCGAAGGCCCTGCAGGTGAAGGTCGTTTATTCAGCCGTTACAGGCTTGTAAGAGGCATCACAGTTCTCAAGATAGATGGCGAATACTTTGAACTTCGCTATCCCTCATCTGAAGAAATAGAGGCTGCTCAAGAGGCATACATGGGCGGATATTCCTATGAAGTCAGTCCAGGGGAGAAGGCAGACCTTGAGGCTGCAGGATACACAGTGGAGACGATATGAGACACAGATTAGATCATCCAGAGGATGTTGAAGGTTGCTTTGGGTGCAAGGTTATTGGACTTCAAATGAGTCCAGGAGATGCATCATCTCAGAAGATGGTAAGTAACAAGAAGTGGGACGGTGAGTTAGAAGCCTATCGCTCAGCACGCGCTGATGGCATTCAACCTGCTGGCACTAGCATGAAGAAAATTCAGGAAGCACGACGTGCCTCTGATGTCATGGGTAAAGCATTTGATGCTAACACCATGGGAGATAGCAAGATTATTCAAAATAAAACAGTAGCCACACTTAAGGAAGTAGGAGCAATATAATGCCAATGGTAAATGGAAAAGAATACGCATACACTGCTAAGGGTATGAAGGCAGCCAAGATGGAAGCCAAGAAGTCAGGCAAGAAGATGGTTAAGAAGACTGCTAAGAAGAAGACCATGAAGAAGGCTGCAAAGCGTGGACTATTCGGTGGTATGTAATGGCTAAGAAATTATCATACTTAGATAACCTGGCTAAGGAAGTTGGACAGACAGCAAGCGCATGGAAGAAAGCATTCAACGCATCTGCTGATTACAATCCAGGTGCTAATGCTCGTGCTCGTTCTGCTAATAAAAATTACGATGCACAAAAGGGACAAGTCTTTGGTGCGCTGCTACAAGGTCGTCGTTATGACGATAAGACTGGCAAGCAAATCAAGGCAAAGAAGAAGTAGGGTAAAATCTATGGCTAAAACAACTAAAAAAGCATTTGCCGTTATAACATCTAAAGCACCTGCAAAGAAACCTTACGCAAAGTCACACCAAGAGTTTATTGGCAATCCTACTTTTGCAAGTGGTAAAACTGCTAAGGCTAAGGTTGACTACACGAAGGCTGTAAAGGGTGGAGCAGCAAAGACTGCGAAGAAACTTGCTCCAGACGAAAAAACTGTTGTAAGCGTAAACACTCGTTCAGGCAGTATGTTCAATAGTAGAAGCAACGTAACGGAAGTTGCTTCCAGGGCTGCAGACAGAAAAGCAATGGCTCAGCGTATTATTAACGATAGGTCAAAGACTAGTACTCGTGCAAAGATTATAGAAATGAACGCTGTCAAAAAAGCCAAGGCGAAGAAGAAGTAATGAAAAAGAAAGCGTTCTGGGATAAGCCAAATCCTAAAAAGAAATCAACACCCTTAACGCCAGCACAGAAGGCTAGGGCTAAGGCAATGGCTAGAGCAGCAGGTCGTCCATATCCTAATTTGGTTGACAACGCTGCAGCAAAAAGGAAGAAAAGATGAAAGACTCAAGATTAACTCGGGCAGGAGTCGCAGGCTATAACAAGCCTAAGCGTACTCCGAGTCACCCTACTAAGTCACACGTAGTTGTGGCTAAGGTAGGTAGCCAGGTAAAAACCATTCGCTTTGGACAACAAGGCGTTTCTGGCTCACCTAAAAAAGCAGGAGAGTCTGCATCATATGCAGCGCGTCGCAAATCCTTTAAGGCGCGTCATGCAAGCAATATCAATAAAGGAAAAATGAGTGCCGCATATTGGGCAGATAAGGTGAAATGGTAATGGCAAAAACAGCAGATGAGGCTCGCAAGTCAGCAATGGCTAAGAAGCCAGCAACACGTCCAGCAGGTAAGTATCCTAAGGGTGGCGGAAAAGGTCTTTCAGGAGATGCACTTGTAGGAAACGTATCAGCAGCAACAATTAAAGATATTAAGCGTATGGGTATGACAGCAGCACTTAAGTTGGCTGGTACCAACAATAAGACTGCTGGTGGAGTAGCACGCGAGTTCCAAGAAGGTGTACGCCGTATGTATGGCGCTGATCGTCTTGCTGCAGCAAAGGCTAAGTACGGGAAGCCAGTTGCATCCTCAGCAGATGCAGCACGCGCAGGTGCAAGAAAGCCTTCAAAGCCAGTTGCTAAGTCAGCAGACGCTGCTCGTGCAGCCGCTAACAAGACATCAACTAAGTCAGCAAAGCCAATGGCTAAGAAGTCAGGAACAACTGACCCATTTGCTAAATTTGTATTTGACATTCCTCGCGCACTTAAAGAACCGTTTACTTCAAAGAAAAATAAGTAATTCAAACTAAAGGACAAAAATGACAACCACCTACGCCAATTTGGTAGATGAGGTTATCCTCAATCTATCAGGCTATACATTGAGGCAAGACCGTACTACGCACCTCACGCAAGATGTGAACTCTACTGCTCTTACCTTAAATCTTGGTAATACTACCAATATTGGTAAAGGTGTTGTCGAAATTGATGATGAATTGATCTGGCTAGATAACTATGATCGTATTTCATCTACTGCAACTGCAGCACCTTATGGCCGTGGATACCACGGTACTACTAGCGCTAGCCACACAGCAAACACTAAGGTCACAGTTGCACCAGCATTTCCTAAGGCTACAGTTAAGAAGGCTATCAACGATACTATCGATGCGGTCTTCCCCAACCTGTTTGGCGTAGGCATTTATACATTTAACTATAACTCAGTCAAGACTGCTTATTCAATTCCTGCTGAAGTTGAAACAGTTCTGTACGTATCTTGGAAGACAACTGGACCCACAGAAGAATGGCTACCTATGAAGGGGTGGCGTCATGACCCTCTTGCAAACTCTACTGCATTTACCACTGCTAACAGTATTTCAATCTATGATCGTATTGAAGCAGGTCGCACTGTACAGGTTTACTACACTAAGAAGCCTTCTACGTTAGCAGCAGCAGCGCCTACTGACGTATTCGAGACTGTTACAGGACTGCCTTCATCTTGCAAAGATGTGATCCTTTACGGCGCAGCATATCGCCTGGCATCATTTATTGACCCAGGTCGCCTCAACTATTCATCTGCAGAAGCAGACAACGCCGATACCAAGATTCAGTATGGCTCTGGTGCTTCTACAACTCGCTTTCTTCTTGCACTCTATCAGCAACGTCTGAATGAAGAGACCAAGAAACTCCGTGACGTTTACCCAACCCGAATCCATTACACGAGGTACTAATAAATGACAGTTCGCCGCTATTCATCCATCTCACAAGAGACAACTCTAGTATCAGCACTTAACACTACTGCTACAACTATGACAGTAAACTCAGCAGCGGTACTTGGCAGTATTACGCCTGGCACTGGTGAACGCTTTACGCTTGTCATTGACCCAGATACAGCCCTTGAAGAAATTGTCTATGCCGTATCTCCTACCTCTCCTTCCAGCACAACAATCACAATCATCCGTGGTGTTGATGGAACTGGTACAGAAGGCGTTTCTGGTATTGCTCACTCAGCAGGTGCCAAGGTTCGTCACATGGCTATTGCCGTGGACTTCCGCGAGGCTAACAACCACATTAAGAATGAGACAACTGCTCACGGGTTGACTATTGCCAACGTCCTAGAGACAACCGACACAAACATGATTACCACAGCGATGCTTCAATCAAACGCTGTGACCACTGCAAAGATTACAGATGCTAACGTCACAACTGCTAAAATTGCAGATAGCAACGTTACCACAGCCAAGATTGCTGACTCCAATGTAACTACAGCCAAGATAGCAGACCTTAACGTCACTACTGGCAAGTTGGCAGACTCAGCCGTAACATCAGCCAAAATTGCAGATGGAACAATCGTAACAGCAGACCTTGCTGATGCTGCAGTTACTTCGGCTAAGATTGCCGATGGCACTATTGTTGCTGGCGATATTGCAGACGGTGCAGTTACATCTGCCAAGATTCTAAACGATACAATCGTTAATGCTGATATCAATACTGCTGCTGCAATTGACAAGACCAAGATTTCTGGCACAGCAGTAACTGTTGCCGATACTGGAACAATTACAAGCACAATGATTGCTGATGGCACAATTACCAATACAGATATCAACGCTTCTGCTGGTATTGCCTATAGCAAGTTGAGCCTAACTGGAAGCATTACTTCCTCAGATATTACTAATGGAACTATTGTTAACGCAGATGTCTCTGATACTGCAGCAATTGCTCTATCTAAGTTAGCAGTAGACCCTCTTGCTCGTGCTAACCACACAGGTACCCAGGCAGCATCTACTATCTCTGACTTTGATACACAGGTTCGTACTAACCGTTTAGACCAGATGGCTGCTCCTAGTGCTTCTGTATCTCTTAACAGCCAGAAGGTAACTAACCTTGCAACTCCTACTTCATCTTCGGATGCTTCAACTAAGGGCTATGTAGATACTCAGATTACTAATCTAATTGGCACAGCACCATCTACACTTGATACTTTGCAAGAAATTGCAACTGCTATCAACAACGATGCTGGTCTTTATACAACCTTAAACAACGGTAAGTTAAACCGTGATGGCACACAGGCTATGACTGGTGCCCTTCCAATGGGAACATTTAAGATTACAGGTCTTGGAGACCCAACCAATGCACAGGATGCTGCTACTAAGAACTATGTAGATACTGGCGCGGCCTCACAAGTTGCTGCTGCTGCAGCCAGCGCTACTGCTGCTGCTGCTTCTGCAAGTGCTGCTGACGCTTCTGCTACATCTGCATCTGGTTCTGCTACTAGTGCTACTGCTTCTGCATCAAGTGCTACATCATCAGCATCTTCTGCAACTGCTAGTGCATCTGCTGCATCAACATCAGCAACTAACGCTAGTAACTCTGCAACAGCGGCATCTAACTCAGCAAGTACTGCTTCTACTCAGGCAACCAATGCTGCTAATTCAGCCTCTGCTGCTGCAACTTCTGCATCCAATGCAGCAACTAGCGAATCAAACGCTGCAACTAGCGCAACTAACGCTGCCGCTTCATTTGACTCATTTGATGACCGCTACCTAGGTTCTAAGTCATCTGCTCCATCTGTAGACAATGATGGCAATACTCTTGCTACTGGTGCTCTTTACTGGAACTCAACAGATAACACAATGTATGTATGGTCAGGTACAGCGTGGGGTTCAATCTCATCTACTGCTGCTATCTTCCGTTACCGCTACTCTGCTACAGCAAGCCAGACAACATTTACTGGTGCTGATGCTGACGGTGCAACACTATCCTACCTTGTAGGTAAGGAGCAAGTATACCTCAATGGTGTACTACAGGTTCGTGGTACTGACTACACAGCAACTAACGGTACAAGCATTGTCTTGGCATCAGGTGCTGCTGCAAGTGATGTACTAGAAATCATTACCTTCACAGCCTTCTCTGTAATTCTATCAGCGATGACTGATGTACAGAATACATTTGTATTTGACCAGATTATCAACGGAGTTAAAGTTGGTGAGGGTGGTGGTTCACTAGCAACCAATACTGCTCTTGGTGCAGCAGCGCTTAACTCTAATACTACTGGAAATAACGCTACAGCAATTGGTCAAAACGCTTTAACAGCAAATACAATTGGTCAAGGAAACGTAGCAGTAGGAACTGATTCATTAAAGGCTAATACAACTTCTGGATTTAATACAGCAGTTGGTGCTTTAACTTTGCTTGCAAATACAGAAGGTGGTCAACACACAGCAATTGGATATTCTGTATTAAGAGCAAATACAACTGGTTACAACAATACAGGTGTCGGATATGCTGCAATGCGTTTTAATACAACTGGTTATAACAATACTGCTGTTGGTAATAGCGCTTTGTTTCAAAATACTACTGGCTATGCTAATGCAGCAATTGGTCTAAATGCATTATACGCTAATACAACAGGAACAGAAAATACTGCAGTTGGTGCCTCGGCATTAGGTGCAGTTACTACTGGTAGCAACAATGTTGCTATTGGTGCAAATTCTTTGGCTACAAGTACTGCTCACGATAACATTGCTATTGGCAGTGCTGTTTTATATGCTAATACAACAGGAACAAGAAATGTTGGTATTGGCGGTGGTATCTACGCAGGAGATTATCCAGCATTAAGAATGAATACTGTTGGTGTTGATAATACCGCTGTTGGTAACCGAGCATTGGCTTATAACACAACTGGAAATAGCAATACTGCTATTGGTTCTGCTGCATTGAGAGTCAATACTACGGGTATTGCTAACACTGCCGTTGGAACAAGTGCGTTAAATGCCAATACAACAGGTCAATCAAATATTGGAATGGGCTATTTAACACTCAATTCAAATACAACAGGTTTTGCTAATATTGCAATTGGTGGAGAATACGCGAGCAATTTTAGCGCTGCATTGCAAAACAATGTTACAGGCTCTAGAAATACTGCTGTTGGAATAGGCGCTGCTGGACAAACTACTGCAAATGATAATACAGTTATTGGCTACGGTGCTGCAAATTCTATGACAACAGGTTTTGCAAATACTGTTATGGGGGCTTTTGCTGGACAGACTGGAACTAATAATCTTACAACTGGTTCTAATAACACTATTATTGGTTATCAAGCAACAGTTTCAGGTGCAACAGTATCTAATACAGTAACACTTGGTAACTCAGCCATTGCAACACTTCGCTGCCAAGTTACCTCAATCACTGCACTCTCAGATGCACGCGACAAGAAGAACATCCAGCCACTAAGTGTAGGTCTTGACTTTGTTAAGACTCTTAACCCAGTTACCTTTGACTGGAATATGCGAGATGGCGGTAAGGTAGATATACCTGATACTGGCTTCATCGCTCAGGAGTTAATGGCTGCAGAAGATGCAGTCGAGATGGCAGACAAACTACAACTCACATACCGTGACAACCCAGAGAAACTTGAGGCTACCCAAGGCAGACTCATTCCTATCCTGGTCAAAGCAATCCAAGAACTAGCAGCAGAAGTAGAACTATTGAAGGGTGCTAAGTAATGACAAAATCAAGAGAGATAGCCAGTAAGCAATCTGACTCTAATAACAATACGGCGTATGGAACTAATGCTTTACCAGTCAATACAACTGGTGCTGCAAATGTCGCTGTTGGACGTTTAGCGCTTTCTGCAAATACAACTGGAGAGCAAAATACTGCAGTTGGACAATCTACATTAAAAACAAATGTTATTGGATTGCTTAATACAGCAATTGGTTCGGCTGCTTTATTTTCTACTGTAACTGGTTACAGCGTTGCAGTGGGCGGCTATGCATTATATTCCAATACTACTGGCGTTTTTAATACGGCAGTTGGTAACAGTGCAATGCAGTTTAATACAACTGGTAGCAACAATACAGGACTAGGATATATTGCTTTACAAAATAATACAACAGGTGTAAACAATGTAGCAGTTGGAGCATACGCTCTTGATGCTAACACTGTTGGTATTAGTAATACTGCAATAGGATATAATGCAATGGGCGCTAATACTAGTGCTAATCAAAATACGGCTATTGGAGCAAGTGCGCTTTCAGCCAATGTAACAGGTGCAGATAACACAGCAGTTGGCAATGGTGTTCTTTTATCAAATACTGTTGGCTCAGTTAATACTTCAGTTGGAACTTGGTCATTAGCAGCAAATACTACAGGTGCAGCAAATAATGCCATTGGTGCATTTGCGCTTAACAACAATACAATTGGTGAGAGTAACGCTTCTATCGGTTATTATTCACTTGGTGCCAATACAACGGGCAGTTATAATGTGGCAATCGGAAGTTTTGCATTAGATGCTTCTATTACTTCTAGTGCAAATGTGGCTGTTGGTTATGATTCACTGGGTTCTGTTTCAACTGGAGCAAATAATACTGCTGTTGGTCATCAAGCAGGTAACGCTGGAACTAACTTAACTACTGGTTCAAACAATACGATTCTTGGTTTTCAAGCAATGACATCATCTGCAACGGTATCTAATACTGTTACCCTTGGCAACGCATCCATTGCAACACTTCGTTGTCAAGTAACTTCTATTACTGCGCTTTCTGATGCCCGTGATAAGACAGATGTTGAATCAATTCCAGTTGGTTTAGACTTTATCAACAAGTTGAACCCAGTAACATTTACTTGGAATATGCGTGATGGTGGCAAGGTTGGCATTAAGGACACAGGCTTTATTGCCCAAGAACTTATGGCAACAGAGGACGAAGCAGAACTTGCTGAGTACCTACAACTGACATACCGCGATAACCCAGAAAAACTAGAAGCAACTCAGGGTAGACTAATCCCTATATTGGTCAAGGCAGTACAAGAACTTTCAGCAAAGGTCGCTGAACTAGAAGCAAAGGTAAACTAATGTCACATACAGATAACGCAGTAAAGACAATCACTAAGGCTACTCCTACAGTTGACCTTGATGGCAAAGTAATCAAGTGGGATGTAGAGGTTGAGTACTCACTCAATGACTATGTATCAAAGTTCAACAAGACTGTAGAAGTAGAACCTACCAAGGTTCCAGGCTCATACAGCAAGGCTGAACTATGGGCACTGGTCAATGAGGCTCACCTAGATGCAGTATATGAGTCACAATATGTATCAACTCAGATTCCAGTAGAGGCTACTGAAGTCAAGGTTGATGATTTCGATATCGATTCACTAGCGTAACAAAAGGTCGGGGGACACAATGAAAACAGTACTAATCGCAACACCTTCGTATGATGGGAAAGTAGATGTCTGGTACGCCAGTGCACTGCATCAAACTGCATTGCTTGGTATGCAATCGGACATCTACTTCCACCCAATCTTTATGTCTTATGACGCACTTATCCAGCGTAGCCGTAATGACCTGCTAGCCCTAGCGGTAGAGCAAGAGTTTGATGGCATCCTATGGATTGATGCTGATATGGAATGGAACCCGCAGTGGGCTATTGATGTGGT